TTTTCAAAATAGCAGAACCAAACTATCTAAAGCTAAGAACTCTATCTCGTATGCCGATTGGTGTACGAGACATGGGTTTCTATATTGTGACAAATTTATTCCTGATGATTGGTATGACTAACTATTCACTCTTTAATTATCCACCTAATCCTAAAGCAGGAGCGACAACTTTTAATACAAGTAAAAAAATGTGGGAAGTTTTTAATGGTGTTTGTTGGGTTGAAGTTAATTTAAGAGAACACAACTGCAAGCTAGATGAAAAGCACATACAAGATTAAAGAAGTTTGCCCTGAATGTGGCAAGAAAAATTGTGCAGTCTTTAGTGATGGACACAAGCATTGTTTCACTATGGACTGTGGTTACACATATTATCCAGACAAGAAAAATTTATCAGTTGCCTACTCAAAAAAAATGATAGACAAAGTGACACCACTATTTAAAAGAAGTCCTAAGTTATTAAAGGTCACACCTATAGCATTATCGAAACGTGGAATCACTAAAGAGACTTGCGAACTATTTGGATATGGACAGGCTGAATATAAAGGTATGCCTGTTCAAGTTGCTACATACAAAGATCAGAAAGGTAATGATGTGGCACAGCATATAAGATTCCCTGATAAGAAGTTTGCATGGATAGGAGACATATCAAACGTACAGTTGTGGGGGCAGCATCTTTGGAGACAGCATGGTAGTAATGGCTCAGTATTCATAAGCGTTTTCGAGGGCGAAGTTGACTGCCTTAGTGGGTCACAGATCCAAGGTAACAAGTTCCCCTGTGTATCCATTCCGTCAGGAGTACAATCAGCAGCCAAGTACTTAGCAGCTAACTACAAATGGTTAGACAGTTATTGTCGTATAGTCTTATGTTTTGATAATGATGAAGCAGGGAATCGAGCAGCAGAGAAATGCCTAGAGGTATTACCAAAAGGGAAAGTTGCTATAGCCAAACTAGATAGGAATGACGTTAACGATCATTTAGTTTTAAATGAAGGAGAGATAGTTAAAGATAAGTTATGGAAAGCTAGACCAGTTAGACCTGACTGTTTAATTAATGGTGCTGACTGTTGGGATTTATTTACAAAGGAAACAAGTAAACCTATAACAGATTTTCCATTTCCAAAGCTAAACGAATTTACCCAAGGTTTATTTCCTAGTCAGTTGTTTACTGTAGCGTCAGGATCAGGAGCAGGAAAGAGTACCATTTGCAGAGAATTGGCTCATCACTTCTTATGTAAAAGTAATTTAAAATTAGGGTATATAGGTTTAGAAGAATCAGTACAAAGAACTTTGCAAGGTTTAGTAGGTATAGAACTTAACTGCCCTTTGCATTTAAATAGCGAAAGATATACAGACGAAGAAGTTAGAAATGCTTTTGATAAATTAACATCTAGTAGAAATCTATATTTATATAATCACTTTGGTAGTCTTGAACCTGATGTACTTTTAGAACAGATAAGATACTTAGCTACTGTTGATGGAGTGCAGGTAGTTATCTTAGATCATATAACTATAGTGACAAGTGGACTTGAGTTGGATAATGAAAGACGAGCTATAGATGTAACCATGACTAAGCTAAGAAGTCTTTGTGAATCTACAGGTATAGCTTTAATACTTGTCAGTCATTTACGCAGACCAGTAGGACAAGCACATGAAGAAGGTAGAGAAATTTCTACTTCAGATTTGAAAGGGAGTTCTGGACTACTCCAATTATCTGATGTTGTTTTAGGAGCATCAAGAAATCAGGTGGGGGATGCGAGTGAAAGATCAAGACTGCAACTAAAGATACTTAAGTCGAGACATACAGGTATGACAGGAGAAGTAGATAAGTTATTGTACGACCAAAAGACAGGTCGGTTAATCGTTTACGAAAACACTTTTGGATTATGACTTTATTAATTGATGCTGACTGGCTGATTTACAATTCTTGTTGTGCTTGCGAAGAGGACACAAGATGGACTGAATGGGAGCATACACTACATTCAGACCAAAGAGATATTATGAATCTGATTGATAGCAGAATAGATGTATATAAAAACATAGCAGGGGAAAAGCATGATATAGTAATGTGCTTTACTTCTTATCCAACATTCAGGCATGAGATATTTCCAGAGTACAAAATTCATAGGATAGGAAAAAGAAAACCATTAGCACTAAGACAAGTAATTAATAATTGCAAAAAAATTTATGACTGTGTTTCTTATCCAAACTTAGAAGGAGATGACGTATTAGGATTACTAGCTACAAACGGACAGTATAAAAATCCAATAATAGTATCAGTTGATAAGGACATGAGAACTATACCTTGTAAGCTAATAGCTGCTGAAGAGATTGAACACATTACAGAAAAGAAAGCAAACAGACATTGGTTTGAAATGTCTATAGCAGGAGATAGCACAGATGGAATAGTAGGAGTTAAAGGTTTAGGAATGGTAAGTGCAACAAAGTTATTAGCAGACACACCTGATACAACAGATGCACTATGGTCTAAGGTTGCCGAAACTTATACAAAGAAAGGGTACTCTTTAGCTGATGCAATATTAAATGCAAGACTTACTAGAATACTTAGAGATGGAGATTATGATTATCAAACAGGAGAAGTAAAATTGTGGAATCCATAAACAGGAAAAGCCCTGAAAGGAGTCACATCTCTCAGGACTTTTCGCACTTTACCATTGGGAAACCACCCCCAATACTATTAACTTAGCATATAAAAATACACAAAGGTATTTATATTTTCTAATTATGAACTAATATAAAAGTAGTTTCAATTTAATTCTTGACCATTAAGTTACCACCTATTGATGATGACTTGATACAAGCATTAGATAATGTCTTTCCTAATCGTCATCCTGATTTGTCTTTATCAGACAGAGAAGTATGGTATAGAGCAGGACAAAGATTTGTTGTTGACTGGTTAGTTGAACAACAGAAGAGACAAAATGAAACTATGCTGACTGAAAAAGTATTAGATTAGTATTATGTGTTTTGGTTCAAGACCTTCTCGACCTGCTCCACCACCGAAGCCTGAATTTAAGGATGCACCTCCTAAAGTTACAGGAAAGCAAGAAGATGTGGACAATCCATTTGATACTAAAAAAATTACAGATCAGTTAAAGCTAAGAAGAAAGAAAAAAGAATCTGGCAAGACAATTAAGAAAGGCGATCCTGAATTATCTAATGTCAGAATTGCAGGTCTAACTGCTGAACCAGACTCAAGAAGAAAAACTGGTATGGGTGGAGCATCCTCTCCCTATAACACTAAATCTATTTACTAAATTATTATGTGCGTATTTTCAGCCCCACCTCCTCCCCCACCATTACCAGACCCAGAACCCACAGCACCTAAAGCAGAAAAAACTGCTGAACAAGTTGTAACTGGACAGCAAAGAACCTCTGTTAAAAAGAAGGGGCAGAAATTAGGTAGGACTGCTGCAAGAGAAGCAGGTAGAAAAGGCACAGCGTCTTTAAGAATACCTTTATTAGCTAGAAAGAACACAACTAGAAGTGGTAATTTAAACACACCTGTATAAAACAACATGGAATATTCTTCTCCTGTAGGATCAGCAGCGTCTTTATATGAACAATACGCTACTGAACGGTCATCTTATTTAAGAGAAGGACAGGAATCTAGTAAGTACACTTTGCCTTATTTAATACCTGAATCTGTTGGTAGTAGTACTGGTAGAAAAGCAAGGATCAAAACAAACTACCAAGGTATAGGAGCAGCAGGAACTAATAGTCTTGCTGCCAAACTACTAACAGGTTTATTTCCTACTAATGTCCCATTTTTTAAATTAGTTTTAGATCAAATAAAGATAGCTCAACAAGGTGGTAGTGATGCAGTTACAGAAATAGACAAAGCATTACGCAAAGTAGAAAACGCTTTGATGAGAGAGATAGAAGTTTCTACTGATAGAGTCGCTATGTTTGAAGCACTAAAACATTTAGTAGTAGGTGGAAATGTTTTATTGTATTTACAAAAAGATGGATTACAAGTTTTTCCATTAGAAAAATATGTATGCAAACGTGATCCTACTGGTAATACTTTAGAAATTATTATTAAAGAGACTATAAATGCTAAAGCTTTACCTGCTGATTTTTTAAAAAACATACAACAAAAAGCAGAATATACAGAAAAAACTTTAGAAGAAGATTTAGATATATATACATACGTCAAAAGAGATGGAGATTATTT